CAATCCGCCATCCAGATTTGATGGAGGAGTTGTACCGAATTACAGCCTGCGAATCTACAAGCTCATGTATCTGGCGTGACGATTCCATCTCGCGGCCACTAACCGGAGACAATGAACCCCACACCGTCGAATGCGTAGCAAACGATTTCGTTATCAGTCCGGTCGCGTCCTGCGTAGAAGTCGGGGTTTTCAGGATAAGCCGGTGGCACAGATTTCCAATTTTAAGTCCTACACAGGCCATACACGCTCCATCAATAAGGATTTAACGGCCATTGGAACCTCTTTGAAGTTTTCCTCGCAGACGCTCAAGCGGTGTTCGTATAAATGGCCAACCATCAGCTTAATCGCCGCCCGCACGCGAGAGGGAACAACATCCGGCTGGCCGATGTAGCTTACACCAGTGCCAACATCCGTAATCGTCACCTTTGTACCGCCGGAAGTGGTGGCAAGATTCAGGGTTGAACCGGATAGGTCGCAGACATAATAAGTCTTACTCTCTGTCAGTGCTGCGGGAAGGTCGCCCAAATCATTCGACAAACGCACAGCGTCGGTATCAGCAAAGACAATATCATTGACCGTGAAATAAGTCGTCGTTGCTGTACTTGCTGTGAACGATGTAGCATATCCGACCTTATAGACAATCGTTACCGCATCCGGAACGGGGTACAACGCAGGCCAAGATTGCTGATAAGCAAGCGTAATCCTGCCCGGCTCGCGGTGGGCGTCAACGTCATAGTAGGTTGTTGCCAGTGTCTGCGTATCGCCTTCCGCGTCCAGATACGAAACGGATTCGACCTGCAATAGAGGCGCAACGGGTAAAACAATCTCATCCTGCCAGTTGTCCAGCTTGGCCGTAATCGTCTGCACACAATAGGCGCGTCCCTCATACCGCTCACACCAGACCGTTGCAGCGTGTATTAGGTTGCGTATCAGTTCATCGTCGGCGGTACTATCGACCCTTAGATGCAGCTTTGCCTCTGTGAGGCTTACCGGGTCGGTTGTCGCTGGGGTTGTTATCCTGTACTTCATTAGCTATACCTCTCAAAATGAGTAAATCGGCTATGGGTTTGGCGACATCTAATACTGACCCTGCCGCCGAAAAATGATATTGCTTAATTAGCTTTATCTTCATTTTTTACCTTTCGCAAAACCCCTACAATATGGAATCTGTAGCGGATTCTCAAACTTCCAAGTATCAACATCTTTCCAGCCTGCGGACTTTATCATATAATGCAAGCAAACAAGTGTTGGGCTCCACCAGTTCGAGGATATACCGCCAAGCTGGTCGTCTGGGTAGAACTCCATGACAACATCTAAGGCATTTGCGTATCCAGCACCAATTATCTCGCCCTTGTACGGGCTGTAATCATTACAGATAGCCGTTTCAATGTAGATTTCATCGGTGCATATCTCGGACAGTTTATCAAGTGCCAACAGTGGGTATCGCTGGTGGTACAACGCGCCAAAGAAGAATACAATATCAAACTTTCCAAGCGTATGAGCATCGTAAAGGCTCATTGTGTACCGCCTGCATTGCTGGTCTGTGTACCCTAATGCCTTTTTGCATAGGTCAAAAGAATCCCATTCATCCCGTTTATTAGAATCAACAAGAGGCATATCCGACCAGTTATCAATCGCAATAACCTCTCTTGCTCCACGCTTTAACGCATCAAATGTCCAATACCCATCCCACGCACCAATATCAAGCACACGCTTACCAGTTAAGTCGGCAGGAATGTCATACGCCGACGGCTGATGTGGATGAAATCCTGGAGTTACAACGCCATCACCAAGATCAATCCGGTGATACCAATACGGAATCGCTTTTATTTTTTCTTTAGTATTCATCGGCAATGCTCCGGTATGTTGTTGACATTGCCAATATCGCTTAACGGATTATGGATACACTTGAAGTTATCCGTATATTTCCCCGGAAAAGTACATAGCAGTTGGAGGTGTCCGATGTTCACCTTTGGCGCAATGGCTGCCTTTAGTCCTGATTCCTTGAAGTTGTTCCAGAAGTAAATGTCATCATCGGTTCGGTCAGAATTCCAACTTCCGTCAGCACCCGGAACACCTAAGAACCACGGTTTTTTAAGCTTTGCAATCGAAGTCGCACGAAATACAGTAAGTCCAAAATGACCAGTAAGTATAGGCAAAACATCCTTTTCGAGTTCCGAATGGTGAACATGAGTGAGCCGTTTCCCATCTTCGCCAATCAAACCCATCAGCGGACAGTCGCTTTCGCGTTTCATCTGAACAGGACATATAGCGTCTATTTCAGGATGCGTTTCTATTAGGGCCAACAGTTTTTCAATATGTCCATACCTAAACCAAGAGTCGTAATCTATGGTCAAGATATAATCTGTATCTTTTTTAACGCACTCCTCAATCATCCGAGTCAAGACTTGAGACCAGAAAACGCCAGTACCCTTTTTAAGCGGTATTCCTCTGGCGACGATCTCGGTCATTGCACAGTCCATCATGTCTGTAAAAGATAGACGTGGCATAGAGATAATCGCCTCAAGCCTCCGCTTAACCGTAATTTCTTTTTTCTTTATTCCGCAAAGATTAAGACTCACAGGCAGCGATGCACAGTCTTTCAGGTCTGATGTCCATTCTTGGATGTCGTCAAGGCCAGCAGATTTCAACAAGTCAGTAAGCGAGTTCTTATCAAATATCGACCTGTGGAAGTCGTTTGCGTCCGTCTGCCCACCCATCAAATAACCAGACACGTTGTAGTTTCCCGTCTTTTCAATGTATGCCTTTGCGATCTTCTCGAAGTCTGGTACAGCAATCATTAAAGAGCCGCCAACCTTTAGCTTTGAAATCCAGTTTTTAATCACATCGTACACCGTAACATTGTCAAAATGTTCAAGAAGGTGAGATGCACGGATAACATCCGCAGACCCGTCCGGTATGTCCAGAGGGTATGCGTTTCGACCCTGCTTAATGTCGATGTTTTCCCAGCCTTCAATCGGTATGTCGCCGCATCCTAAATTGTACTTCATAAGTGGTTTCCTTTTCGCATTAGAGTAATATCCGCCAACCTGAGCGGCACGATGCCGCCCAAGCTGGCGAAAAGAAACATTTACGCATTCACTGAACCCATAAGCGGGTTATGGGTGTTAATCCCAAGATTTTTCACCCGCTTAGTGGTCGTTGTGTCTGCTGATTCGGCTGGCTCAAGCAATACCAGCACGCCACCCAAACCAGACGCGGCAGGGGTTAATCCACGAGTCGTATAAACGCTCAAGTATCGGCCCTTGTCTGCCAAATTAAGATGAATCTCAACAACACCACCACCAGAGTCGGCAGCCGTAGGCAGGATATTAGCCGCAGACGTTGAGGACTCTGTACCCCAGCTTGCAGCCGAGATAAGCGTCGTACCGCTGGAGTTTGTGCCGTGGAAGACGTCGATGTCCGTATAGACAGTCGATGTCGTTGTTGCAGAGCTATTCAAGACGTAGATGTGAGCCTTTGAACAGCCCAGCGTATCAATCGTGTGAATAGCGGTAGCCCCGGTTGCGGTTGTCGCACCTGAAACGCCAATCGCCACTTTGCATTTTTCAATCTTGTTCATAAAACAGTACCTTTCAAAATTAGGCGTTAAGGCTGATTAAACCAACCAACGGCCCGGCTGCGGTTGACGATCCAACGTCGCGGACAACAATATCCAGACGTTCCGTACCACGCACTGCGATCTGGTCGTACTCAAAGTAACGACTTCCATCGAAGGCAAGGCTTGTCTGCCGACGGTCGCCCAGCGAGGCGGCCTGTGCCAGATTGCCAAACAGGGCAACGACTTGGCTGTTGACGTCAGTGGACGGCATCACTTCAACCAGTTCGACGGGGTAGCCGAGGAACCGATTCTGCGGAATACCATTGACCATTTCGGTGGGGTTAATTCCACCGGCGGCGAAGGCCAGCCGAGCCATTACATTGTCGTAGAAAATCGGCGAACAGTACCACTTTGCACCCAGCCGGGCATAACTCGGACAACGGCCAACCGTGGCAGTGAAGTCGCCGATGACAAGCTCGGAGAACAGATTGCCAGTTCCAACCTGAACGCCGCCCGCGCTGGTAGTGGTCGGAGACCCTGCGGCGGTATAAAGAGCCAGCGACGCACCGGTGATGTGGCCTTGGGTCGAAAGACCAGTTCCGACGAACCCCGCCAAGTCTTCATTGTACGCAAAGCAGTAGGCGATTTCTCCGGCCAGATCGTCGGCGATGCTGATAATCGCATCTTCCGACAATTCATTACTCATACGGGTCAAAATGCCGAGCTTCTTAGCCTTCAGCTCGACCTGTCCCCAAGTCTTGTCGCTTTCGGTCATACTGGCGGACTCACCCGTCCAATACCCCGTCAAGCCTGTTGCACGTCGCGGGAATGTCAGGGTGTCGCCTACCATTTGACGATTTTTGACGTTGCGACGGAACACGCCATATTGCAGGCGCAAGTCCTGAATCGCATTGTCAAACTGCGTCGGAACGAGGAACCCGCCAGCCGAGTTTGTACCCTCATTATGCACGGCCATCATAATGCCGTGGTCGCCGCACCACTGCTTGGCAGAGGCTACGCCATTGGCGGCACGCACCCACTGGCCGAACCCGTAAGCCGACTTCTCATCGCCCTTAAAGGCCTTGAGTTTGCTGACCTTTCGGACAGTGGCGGGGATGCGAATCTGATTGT